TGTATAAACTTTTTAACTCCTGTTTCAATTAGCTCACGCTTGCCTACATTTTCAATAGCATCAAACCCTCTTCTAAAGATACGCATTGTTGGCGCAAATCCTAATACTACTTCTGCTGCGCTATAACCCGCTGAAACTGCAATTTTTTCTGCTACGGAAGCGTCTGTGCCCATGAGTTCTTCTTCTTCTTCTAAAGCAGTTCTTTTATCTTCGTAGGTCGAGGTCGATAGCATAGTAGCCCCGGGAACAAATCCAGTAGACATCATAGCTAATATACCCGTTTGGCTAGCTAATTCTTGTAAAAAAAATTCTGTAAAATTACTACCATTTTTAAATGCATCTTCAAACTTTATTGGGTCTGAAAATTCTTCTTGCATTTGTGCTTCTCTTTTTTGTATTAAATCGCTCGTATAATTAAATAAACTACTTGGATTTTTAGGTTGTTTTTCTCCGGTTATTTTTTCTAAAGCAAAATCAGCAACATCATTAAGTATACGCGACGTTCCTCCTACAAAGTTTAATGGCACTTTACCTAATTGAAAAGCAACGTCTGCGCCTAATTTTGCAGCAGTGCTATAGTTTTTCTTTAAAAAATTTAATTCAGTATCTAAATCTATTAATTTTTGAGGAGTTGATTCTAATTCTGTATAAATATTATTTAAAGAATCATTTATATTTTGATTGTCTTCAACTAATTCTTTATATAAATTAAATGTGGCTTTAGGAACTTCTTTATTATTGTCTAAAATAACAGTCTCAGAAGTATTTACCGCGTCTTTATAATCATTAACTAAATTATTATACAAATCAACACTAGCTCGCGTTACAAAGTTTTTAGGATTCCCTAAATCTTCTATTCTTTTTAAATAAACTTCAGCATCCTTAGCGCTTTTTAAACCTTTTAAATCAAACTTATACTCTTTATCTTGAAAAGCTTTTTCAATATTTTGTAAATTTTTAAAATCAACAGAATTAGCATATGTTTCAGCAATATTTTTATAGTCATCACTAAGCCCTTTATATTTAGCATCTAATGTAATAAATTCATCTACTTTTTGTTTTTTAATTTTATCTTTTTCTTCAGTAGAAATTTTTTCTAAATAATTAGTTACTTTATCTTTTAATTTATTATACTTAAATTTATTTTTAATTTGTTTTTCAGCTAATTCTTCAATTTGTTCTTTGCTAGGATTTTTTATAGGTTCAGCTAAAGAATTATATTTTTTTGGATTTTTAAGTATATCTGTAGCTTTTTCTAATTCTGCAGCATATAAATAATCTTCATAAAATTCTGTTTCACCAGTTTCAGTATTTACTGTTGGGTCAGTATTAACAAAATCTATTTTAGTATTTAAAAACTCTTTATCTTCTGGATCTAACTTAATAGCTTCATCATAGCTTTGAACTTTATTTATATTTAAATCTTTTTGTCTAGTTTTACTTCGTACACTAGTTCTTGGTAATTCCAAAGAAATATCTTCCGAGGTGGATGCCGTATCGTCTTCCTCCACAGTTACATCCATTATCTCCTGTGAAGGGTTTTTCTTTCCCTCATCATCAGGATCAGGGTCTGTTTTTTTAATGCTAGGATTTTTTTCTAATAGCTCATCAAAAGTATAACCTTTAATATCAGCTATTTTTCCAAGATCTTCTTCTGTGTAATTTTGGTTTTCAAATATGTACATAAATAGATTTATTTAAAATTTGAAGCTTCTAAGTATATATCAGTAGATAATCCTGATTCGAAATTATCTGGAATTCCATCTTCATTTAAATCAAACTGCTCTGCAAATTCCCGTGCTTCTACATCCTTAGCACCTTTAGCAGACATTAATTCTCTAATAAAATCATTAGCAGACATACCTTTTGAAACATCTATTCTAGTATCTCCTTTTTCTCCTTGGAGAGCAATAGTTGTCATGCCGAGATCAGAGTCAACATTTAATATTTGGAATCCAATATCATTTAAAGCTTTTTCTTGTTCTGGGTTTATTTGTAATATTGATTTTCCGTCTTCATCTTTACCTGGTTCTACTAGATTTACTATTCCTGTAAATACTCCAGCTTTATTTTTCTTTATGCCCAAATTAGTTTTACGCTGTTCAAACAATTCCATAAAGGCATTCAACCTATCTTTACGATCGCTTTCTTTAATTCTACGTCCCTTGTCACTTGCTGTTTCTTTATCTTCTTTTTCTTCAGGAAATTGGTAATCAGGAGTAAATCGAAGTAAATATTCTTTCATAGCTGGTACGAATTTATTTTCATAATCGTTTTTTGATAATATAATTCCTTCTGGCCTTCCATCACCCTCAATGCTTCTACCCGTACTATAATCTAATTTATCTTGTTTACCAAAAATTTCTAAATAAGCGCTATTAGCAACTTGAGAATCTTGAGCATAAGTAACTGCAATAGACCCCATAGCTTGCCCTACTTTTAAATCAAACGCCTCTTTCCCCATTTTTTTAGAATTTTCAGTTAATCTACCATTTGGACCAATTAACTCTTGAGCAGTCATTATTTTGTTAAAATCCGAAAGCAATTGAGGTACTCTTTCTGGGACTCCTGATAAAAATGTTGAAGCGTTATGCAGCCTATTTTTATATTCAGGTGATAATAAATCTTTTCCGCCATCATCAAATTTGTAATGAGCAATTCCATCTACAAATACTCTTTCTACAGTGCCGGGCATTCCTTTAGCAAATATATTTCTTGCGTTAATAAAATCACTACCAAGTAAAGAAACACCTCCTTGCGCAGTAGCATCTTTTGTTCGCCCTTCTGCTTCCTTACGCCATTGATCTTTGACCATTTCTTCAGAACTAGCTAATCCTATCATTTGATTTAATGCTGTTATTTGGGAACTTCGTTTTGCCATTAATTCTCTATAATCTTCTCTGCTATATTGGCCTTTTTCTATAGCTAAAGTTAGTCTAGTATTTTCATCAAAAATTATATTGGCTTGATCATAAAAATCTTTTTTATCAAATTTACTTGATTGTTCTATTCTTTTTAAATAATCTTCAGGATCTATAGCAATGTCATCAATCATTGCTTTATTTTGCTTTAAAGTCTTCTTAAGCTTTTCGTTTTGTATAGCAACCAATGAAGCGGTGGTATCACCAAACATTTTTGCAAAATCTTCTATATTTTTAATAACCCCATCAGTTTTTGTTTCAATTACTGTTGCGGGATTTCTATATGTACTTTTAACTTGTGATACTTCTACTGCCATTATTTATAGTTATTATTTTTATCAAAAAATCCCCTTGCTCAAATTTGCTCCTCCTGCACTGGCTCCAGATAGTCCTTTTACTCCGCCACCTATTGCCCCTACAGCACCTGATACACCTGCGGACATTGCGTCTCGACCTGCTTGTCTTGAAGCTGCAGCTTGAGATTCTTTACCAGTCATTTGAGCTTGTTTTCTATCTAATTGTTCTGCAAACCTTGCATCTTTTGCTGCAAATTCATATTTTATATCTGCTGCTTCTAATTCTTGTTGTCGTATAGCTTCTCCAACTAAACCTGATTGAACTCGTTGTGCTTCTGCCATTTTAGCTCTTTGTAAATTCGCTTCTCCTGAAACTCTCATTCTTTCATTAGACGCTTCTTGTTTTTCTAAAGATGCTGCAACCCCTTGTTTACTTTGTGCCGCTGCTCTAGCTAAAGCGGTGGCTCCACCCGCGCTAGCCCCAGTAGCTGCTAACAAATCTAAAGTGTTAGCTAAAGCTTGGTCTGTTTGTTGCATTTGTATTTCAGCTGCTTGAGTTGCAACCCCTAAGCTTTCAAAAGGATTAGTCAAAGAATCAGATAAATCTGTAATCATATCAGATAAATCTTCAGCACCTGAATAAGGAGCTATTACAGGCACTTCACGCTTTCTTTGTTCTTCAAGTAATTTTATTTGATCTCCTATTCGGTTAGCTTGTTTTTGTTGTCTTTTGCCCGCGTTTTTTGCTTGCTTTGATGCTATAGCCCCGGAAGCAACTGAACCAGCAGCGGCTACCGCAGAACCTATTACTATTGCTGCGCCTAATCCCATATTAATTTATTTTTTTCATTAGTTCAAAAGTAGGTGTAGGATCTTCCGTCCACCCTAATTTCTTCATTGCTTTTCTTAAACCATTACTTTTACCTATAAATAATACATATTTATAACCTAAAAGTATAGCTGTTTTTTCAGCTGTTTTTATTAATTTTTCTATTATAATACTTCTATCTTTTTTATAATTTGGATCTGATATAATAAATTCTAACCAACATCCTTTAGAGTTAGTTTGAAATATAAATCCGGCTATAACCGGTATATTATTTTCTTTTATTATTATACCCCCCGTACCATTATCTGGTAAAGCATCTTTTTCTGGAACAGGCCATTTGTGTCCTTCCCACCAAGATTTTAGCATATTCCAATCATCAGGCGTTATGCTTCTGTATGTTAATTCCATTTTATTTAATATGATGATACATTATATTGTGAAGATACAGCAAAAATTTCTTTCATTCCTCCTGGATCTGTATTTGTATCTGTAGATATTGTAACTGTTGTAAAATAGCCTTTTATACCTGTTAATTTATTTCCAAATCTTACTTCGCCTGTTGTTGCTGCACTACTATTAACTAAGTTAGCAAAATATTTATTTTCTTTTCTATCAAACCCTGCTCTGTTTATAGGCGGCGTCATAAGTGACGGAAATTGATTACCAAAATTATCATAAGCACCTTCGTTATAACTATAAATTGTTGCAGTAGTATCCTGAGTGTTAGATTGATCAAAATTTTGTCCAGTTGAAGTTGTTTCCCACCCGGTATCTACAGAACCTATTCCAGTTCTATCTGAAGTTATTGAATCTACTTGCCAACCATTACTTCCTTCGTAATTAATTGTCTTAAATACTTTTGAAGCACTTACTTCAGGATTAAATATAAATTTAATTTTAGCTTTATATTGTACTCCATAAAAATTAGCTCGATTAACAAACTCGCTATTATGTTTATATAGTTCTCCTTTTTTACTTGAAGAGCTTCCATTGTTAAATGTATAAAATACATTTTTAAGACTAGTTCCTAAAGCCGGTTTGTAATCATAAAAACTTGTCCAACCTTTTACTGACTCATCAAATGAAACAGTATAATAATCTCTATTTACAGTTTCGCCTAAAGGTCCTAAAGTATATGGTTGATTAGGTTGTAAAGAAACTACATATTGTTTAGTATGTATATCCCACATACCTATAGCGCGTCCGGTTCCATATGGACTATCTAGTGCACTTAATTTATCTCTAAAGAAATCATACATGCCGTAACGTTGTATTTCTTCTAGCCCATCTGCTGATAGTCGCATAACAGCATTTCTATCTTTATCTGTAAAATACTTTCTAAATCCGTATTTAGCAAAGCTTTCAGGATTTCTACTTATTCCAAAATCTCCTTTATAAGCCTGCGGATCTCCAATAACTAAATTACTAGTAGTTACAGTAGGATTACCTTCGGCACTATATATAATGTTTTTATTAATAGGAGCTCTACTAATTTTGTCTTCTTGGAATATATTTAAATAATAGTCTTCAGCATATAATTTTTGTATTGTTCCTTTTGCAGGATCTAAGCTTCTCGTAATATCTTCTCCTACATTAAATACATTACTTTGATTTATACCGGTAGTAGAATTAAATATACCTGAATAAATTAAAGCATGACCTCTAAAACGCGCGCTAGGTTCTTCTTCTACTAAATAAGCTCTAGGCCCAAATGTTGTACTTGTATTATTATATCCCCCTCTAATTCGTGATTCTTCAACTACCCAATTTCTAGTTTCATTATTTGTTTGAGGCGTAACAGTACCATTATTTAATCCAGAAACACCTGTTTCATCAGGATTATAACCGGGTATACCATAAGATCCATTCCAAACTGGATTGTTTCCTGAATTAACTACTTTTTTTAAAACAAAGCTGTTAAAATATCTTACTTCTATTATTGCGCTCATTTATTTTATAATCACTTATTTGTACTATTAGTTACGTAGGCCTTATTTGAGAAGGAACTGCGGTAGCTTTTTGTTTTAAACCATTAGAATCAAAAAATGCTGCCCATATTCTAAATGGTAATAAATTATCGGAATTACCATAACCTTGTTGCAATACATTGGTACCTAATTTAGAAACATTAGCTGTATTAGTACCATCATATTGTGGATAAAAATCTTGTCCTGCTAAAATATTATATCCTCTCCACGCGCTTGAAACACTCCAATTAGGAGGTGACCATGGAGTATTTAAAGCTTGATCTGTATAAAATTGGGTTACATATTTTAAAAATGGTTCTCTAGCCCACACAGTTACTTTACCCCCTGACAATGCTAATTGAGTTGCTGCAGCGGCATCATTAGCTCCAGCAGTTGTAACTTGATAAGCATAAGAAGTTATACTTGGATTAGTTCTTAAATAAGGATAATACATATCTCCCCAGTCTATATTATAAATAAAAAACGGAGAATTAGCATATGTACTATTTGGTAGTTGCCCACCACCTATATTACTGTCTGGCCAACCTGGAACTATAGGAATATTATTAAAACTTTGATTTCCTTGGCCATAAGGGTATCTAATTACTAATCTATAATCTCCAAACTTATCTGTTGCATCTGAATAAATCGTAGTGCCATTTCTTGTTTGTGCCATACCTACACAAAACATTTTTTTACCTTGTACTGCAATATAATCTTGATTATTTTGGGATAGTGTATCTACATTTAATTCTATGTAATCTGTTTGATTAGAACTATTAGTTGAACTCGGGTCATTAACCCTGCTCCCAAAACCTGCTCTAGCTGAATTAGCTTCTTCTAATCTTCCTTCATAACTTAATCCCTCATTATTATTTATAGGATACACATTGTAATCTTGATATTGATTAAGAGTCGTAGAGCCCCATCTAACTTCGTTTCCTTCTATATCTTTTGCAATTTCCCACGCATCTGCAGCTGCTCCTAAAGGCCTATATTGCAGCGCTATAGGAAACTGAACTTTCATTAATTCTGATTGTGATAAATTTTCAGAATAAGTTTCAGAAATCGCATCATTGTCCATAGAAATATCTACACAAACATATCCTGCACCCCTTGTTAAACCACCATCAGATTGAGATAGGCCAGGTACTGTAGCACTTCCAATAGCATTATAATTACTGTTTTGAAATTCATAATAAATACCGCCAATAGAAGTAGATATATTTTTAGTTTCAATATAATTACCCGTTGTAGGTAACGTGCTATTTAATACTAAATTAGTGCTTCCTCCAGGAGACCAGCTATTCATTGTTCTATCTAATATAGGTGCTACACTCGCGCCGGTATTTACTGCATTAGTAGCATCACTTGTCCAATAAACAGCTAATGAAGATCCACCAGCAGATAATAAAGATTCTTGAGCTATATTTGCGCCTCTTCCCCAGCCAGGATTAACAGCAGCTTCTCCAAAAATTATTTCTGTATTAAATGAATCAGTTAATTCCCCGGCATCTTTTACTTGTATTGTTACATTATTAATACCTGCAGGCGTACCTGTAATTGTTATTTCTCCAGTTACACTATCAATGCTAAAAGGATCCCCCGTAGGCTGTGAGGTAATACTATATTCTAAATCTTTTTTATTTACTGGTGTATTTTCACCAACCAAAGTTATAGTATTAGCGCTTCCATTTACTGAGTCAAATAAACTATTTCCAGAATTTAAAGTTGTTTGGCCAGCTGAAGTTGGTATACTAGCGGGCTTAGGACTTATTGTAGGAGCAACATTTGCTAAATTACCTGTAGAAGTTAATGTTGTTCCATCATTATCATAAGTAAATTCATATTGGTCAACAACACTAGAATTTGGCCCGTAATAAAATAATTTAGCTGTTTTAATAGTGTAATTATCATAAGTAGCTGGGTCATTTTTATCTAATGTTTGACCATTATTTGTACTCTTAGTCATAGTAAAATATGGACCATTATCTCCTTCTTGTATTATTTCATTATTCCCATTTCGTATATCTACAATTGTTAAATTTGACACTTGTTCTGGTTGCGCTCCAGTAATTATTGCAGCTGAATCTGCTGATTCAACACCAAATTGATCAGCTACAATTGTATCAATAGCCATACCTTCATTTAATGCAAAAGTATATTGATAAAAACCTGTTGCTAGACCCATATTACCGTTTAATATAGCATCATTTAATTGTGATATTAAACCTGTAGAAGAAGTTTCATAGTATATATTTAATAAAGATTCAATTGGTGTTGTTTCAAAAACACCTAATTGAAAAGTGTAGGAGCTTGCTGATGAGGCTAAACTTCCAATAGGATTACCAGATATTTGTGTAAATTTAGATACTAAAGGATTAGAAGAAGAATTGTATAATTCTGTAGCATCACTTGCAGTGGTTAAACCGAAAAGATTATTTACAGTACCTATTATATTTACATTATTATCTACACTTGTTAATGTAGATGTATTAGGATAAAATGGTGTATTATACCCCGGTGAAGCAGAATTTTCTGGGGTTACTCTTCCAAATAATTCTACACTACTTGACGATGCTTCAACATCCTCCGCTTCTTCACTAAATTCTTCTGAAGATGATCTAAACTGTTTTTGATCAGGCCCAACTGAACTTAAATCGCGTGGTATTTTATTTATATTATCACTAAACAACGAAATAAAACCATCTTCCCCAGCTGTATCATTAGTTGCAGTTATTCCATCTGGTGGGCCATTCAATATTCCTGCTGTATATACATTATAATATTCTTGCTGAGTTTGTTTTATAACAACTTTAAAAGAATACCAACCTAATGGATTATAATTTGCAGATCCAGTATTGCCATTATATAATCCAGGTGCTCCTGAGCTTAATGATTTGGAGCTAGTTATTTCCTGGTTAAATAACATTTTAATAGAATCTCCACTTAAAGCAGTAATAGGAATTTCTGTAGCATCAGTAGTTGTACGATAATTATGATATACGGTTGCTGCATCAAAAGCAAAATCATCTGATCCAACTGTTTTTATTTGTTGAATTTGATTACGAGATAATAGGACGGTAGAGGTTCTTCCATATCTATCTGATAAAACAACTCCAGCTTGATAGTTTCTATTTTGTTTTACAGTGCTATTAGGGTATTCTGTTATAGCAGTATTTCCTAGTGGTTTAAATAAATTTGGATTAGGAAGATCAAAAGCACTTTTTTGGGTAACTCCTACATTATAATCTAATGAAGCCGGAGGAGTATGCTTATCTTGAAAATTACCATATACAACTCTATTTGAAATAATTTCTTGTGACAATGCTCTTACTGGAACTTTATCAAAAACTCTCACTAACTCACTATCCGGTAAAGTTTTGTAAGGTTTAGTTGCTTGATAAGTATATTCTAAAGTACCTGTAGTGCCAAACGCAGATTGTTGTATTGTATCTAAAACTTGAACATTTGGATTACCATCTTCTTTATATATTATATCAATTTCTTTAATTTTAAAGTAAGTAAATAAATTATCTCCCGTAACTGCAGCATTTTGGTTATCTAAGGGTAAGGGAATTTGTAATTTAATTTCATTTACTTTGTTTTCCATGAAATTAACAACGGTGCTTATATACGCTTTTTCTTCATCACCGCTTAAAAAATATCCATCTTGCTTAGGAATAAAAGCAGCTTGCGTGAAAGGTGCAAAAGTCGAGTATTCATTATCATCAAATCTAAATCTATAACTAAATCTTACAAATCTATTTTCTAAATAGTCAGGATCGCCTGGGTATGTAGAATTATAAGGAGCTGTAGACCCTTGAAAATATGGATTTTGTGTAGTATCATTAGCTAAAGTAGGAGAAACCACATCATACATAGTTGTTTCATAACCTGTTAAGTATGGAGAAGAAGAACTAGAAGGAGCGGCTGTACTTAATTTGTATAAATTAATAGGCTGGAAAGGGGTATATTTAGCTACAGAAATTTGATCTTCATTAGTGTAATAATTAGTATTTTCTGCTGCTAATCTTACATTAATTTTTCGGGGTTGATTTCTATTATCTGTAAAAAATAATAAATCTTCAATTAAATTTATTCCAGTAATTAAATTAGTTGTAGAAAAATTTAACCAAGCTCCATTAACCAGACTTGATGCGGCTTTACTTATTACATTAAATGCATATATAAAATTATTAGCATTTGAACTATAACTCGTATTAGTTAAGTAAGTAGGATCTGTATAATCTGTTAAAAATATATATATAGTGTTATCATTGGTATTTGTAAATTGACCAATAATTTGCAAATTAGATACACTGGCTAAGTTATTAAAATCTGCTAATAGTTGATTTCCTAATACATTTTCTAATGCACCGACATCCGCACTTTCAGATTTACTTACTTGTATATTATTCCCTTCTCTATATTCCCCTTTAGGCAATAATCTTGCGTCAAGGTCAAGGTTCATTTTTGACTTTATAAAAGCATTTTTAACTTCAGCCATTTATTTAAGTTTTAATCCATTTAGATTTATTGCGCATTACTTGTACAATTTCATCTAATTTTACATTTGATAGTCTAATTTTTGCATTACGAAGTTTAGCACTTTTTTCATCTCGGTATCGTCTTACTATATATTCTGGTGTATTTTTTTTGCTAGCTAGTACAGCATGATTAACATAAGCATACACCGCATCTTCCGCAAGCTTAGGCACACGAGATTCAATATCATAAGCAAGACCATCACTAATATATTCAAATATTATAAGTTGATCTCTTAAATTGCTAGAAAAAGAAACTTTTCCTTCTCGGTAGTTCATTGTAAACCAACCATTTTTTTGTGTAGTTTCAGGATCTAAACCATATCGTTGCCCCCAAAAGCCTTCATACCCATATGAATAAAATGGACCGGGATATACTCCGGAATTTACTCCTGTAGCATCAATGCTACCAGTTATTAATCTGTCGTTGGCTTTAGCCCATCTTTCTTCTATAATTGATGATGACTCTAAATTATCTTCAAAATTATCTTGAATTGGTACTGACTGCCAGTCTTGTGGAAGTAAACTATAAGGATTTGACGTTAATGTTGTAGGATATATTATATGCTTAACGCCTATTTCGTCTACCCAAGACATTTTTACATAATTAACATAATCTTGAGGAAGTGGAATTGATAAATTATCAGGAATTGTAGCCTCTTGAGAATGTATACTTTGTAATGTATCGTAGCTAAATTCTTGCAAAGCTCTTTTTACATGGAATATTACATCTGTTCTCTTTACTTTTTCAATTAATTTGCCTGCGCCCACATACCCAACTAAAAAATTAGTAACTAAATCAGAAACTTTTACATAGGCATAACTACCATAATTTTCTTCTACAATATCTCCATATGCATCTTTATTTCCATAATAACCTCCTGTTAATATTTTTAGCTGGACTGCTATATAAGTTCCTGAACCAGGTGTTGCAGTTATTGTAATTACATTATCTAATACAGTATATGCGGAAGTATATTCTGTAAAAGTTCCAGGCGTACCTGTACTGCTTGTGTATAATTTAAAATTATTTAAAGCATAATCAACATTAGTAGGATCATAATTACCAAATATTAAATCAGTATTAAAAGTAGTTGTATATGTATTTGTAGTACCATCAGCTATAAAAGTTTGTGCTCCTGCATAATATTGCGCATTAGTTTCTTGTATTAATCCACCGTCGGGCCTTGCCATAGTTTATGATTTTTTATTTATTTCGTCCATTTGTACTTGTGTAGCTGCTGCTTGAACAATTTGAGGATCATTAATTATTATTCCAGAATAAACTAATATTCTAAGTATTACTTCTGTTTGTTCACTTATATCTAATTCAAAATCTTGAGAACCAGTATTAGTACCTGCATTAAAAGTTGCAGAATTATATACATATTGGCCTAAAGAACCTACTGTAAATCCCCATATAACATCTGCAGGTTTGCGTACATATTCAACCTGTATATCAGATTGTATTGTTGTAGGCCTAACAAATAAATAATTATTCTCAAATAAATAAGTTGGAAATGTTTTTGTGGCTTTTGTTAATTTAGACTTTTCAGAAGTATAAAAGTCATTTCTTTGAAGCCTTTGAACTAAAACTTCATTTTTATAAGTTACCTCACCTATGCGATATAAAGTAACAGATTTACCATACCCGTCTGTATTCGGTAATGTAAAGTATTTATCTGTAGTAACAGCACTAGAATTATATACTGCGTTTCCAAATGTTTTAAATACAGCTATTTTTTCATCAATATTTTCTACACGGTCAGAATAATTCATATCCGTTTGAGGAACTCGAACTTGTTGATTTAAATCTTCAAAATATTTTTCAAATATTTCTAATTGAACCTGTGTTGCAACATTATTAAATTCATCAGGAGTCATATAGCCCCTTTGCTCTTTGTTTAATATTGTCAACACTGTTTGATATACAGTGTTTACGTTTATAGCCATATTGATTTTTTATAATATAATAGCTGGCCGAATTAACGGCCTAGCTACTATATATATTACATGTTATCCTAATTTTTTTTGTAGTGTTTTATACAAATCAACGCCCTCATCTGTTTTAAAATAAGCGGCCATTGCAGAATAAGGATTTTCATCAAAAGGAACATTCATGATTTTTCGCCCTGTTTTGGCAATACTGAATGATCTTTGATCTTGTGACAATTTAATAATACCCATTTCTTCAGCATTAATTGCTACGTTTCTTAATTCAACGTTTTCATCATTTGCTAATTCTAAAAACAATTCTGGGTAGTCTTTAGCGTATCTTAAAACATCTCTCCTTATTTCTTTAGAACTCATTTTAGAAACTTGGGAACCTAAATCTACTCTTAAAATAGCTTCTGCTAAATTAATTTCTATATCTCTTGCGGCATTTAAAGCTTCTATGGTTACTTCCATTCGATCTAAATCATCCACCGCTTCAACTACAGCATCAAATTCCGTGTATTTAACATCTTTTAAGGGATGATAAATAGAAAGTAATTTTTGTAAGTTTTGTTTTTCTCTTGACACTGTTAATGTGCCATTCCTAAATATAATATGTCCTAAAGTTGCCTCTCCTTTCTGTTCATCTACAAATGGTGAAGTTTGATTAGTAGCGTACCGTAATTCTCTTTGTTGACTTGTTTTTTCATCAAACCATAATAATGGATATTTATAAGTATGCCGTGATGAAATTGTATATGTTAAAGGGCTATGTTCCCCTTTTAATAAATATGTTCGATCTTTAAATTCCCAATCATTTTTTTTAATTGGGGGTTGTGCTATAGGCTTAGCTACAGCTTTCTTTTTTGTTACTTTTTCCATGATATAATAAAATTAAATAGTTAAGTAGTAAAAACTACCCCCGCTAATACAACGAGGGTAATTAATACTGGGTAAATTATGAAGATGTAAATAATACAAAGTTATTAGCACCTTGTACACATAAACATCTTTCAGATAAGAAGTGTACTACCATCGAGTCAACATCTGTAGTGTATGCTCCACCTGCAGATCCTGTTAACCATGACTTCATACGTCTATCTTCAGTTTGTGAAGCTCTATATCTTACGTGCAAGAATGGACGTCTAATATTAGATCCAAGAATTTGATCGTATACAGTTGAAGTACCAGCTGGTATTAATACACCATCAATACTAGAGACTGCAACACCACCTCTTGTAGAAGCATCATTTAGATATTTCCAATCAGTTTTATAGAAATCATAAGAACCTCTTCTAAATCCGGAAAAACCAAGATTTAAAGCCATTTCTTCTGAGTTTTCAAATAAACCAAAAGCTGTACCACCTTGCATACCAGTTGAAATACTAGCAAGCATGTCGTCAATATCTAATGAAGTACCTCTATTTAAGAAAAGCATATTCTCTTCAATAGCTCCTTGAGTATCTAAGTTTTTAAGAATACTGTCAAATTCACCAAGACCAGCAGCAGCACTAAAGTTATTTAGTACATTACCTCTAGAATTAATAGCAGCGAACAACCCTTCTGTACCACCAATAATTGGTGCAAGAGCCGCAACTCCTGAACCAGCAGCTGCTTTTTCGCCTTCTACAACGGACATTTCTAAGTAATCTTCAAATCTTAATCTTGTTTCAGATTCAGCTTTTAAATACCATAAGTAACCGGAAGTACCATCTTCAGTAGCTACTTCAATCCAACCAATTTGTGCCATATCAGAACCATTGATCTCATATCTATCTTTGATAATGATTGGTCTATTATTAAATTGAGTTAGTATTGGAGTGATACTTGTAATGTCAGTGTCTCCTGTTCCTTTTCTGTATTCAGAACCGTAAACAAATATTTTAAGACCAGCTAATATATTACCAGCAGAACCTAAATTAGAAGATAAATTAGCTCCAGTATATGTAGCTACAGTAATAGTTGCAGTTGCATTACCACCTGCTACGCTACCTGTACTACCTGTTACTAAAGCTTTTACTTCTGCTCCTGTAGCAGGATTCATAACTACTAAAGTGTCGTTTACAGAAATGTTATTATCTACAAAATCAGGTCCTAAAGTTGCATTTAAAGTAAAAGTTAAATCTGTATTGTTTGCAGCTTTACTTACATCGTTATAAGCTACATGTAATCTATTTTGTTCTGACCAAATAACCTGATCAGAAGTCATAGGCATTTCTGCTCCTACCATACGTAAGAAACCAGAAAGAGTTCTATTTCCATATCGCTCTACTTCTTGTTCGTAGATCTCTGGAAGATATTGTTGTGCAAAATCAGAAAAAGTATCTGCAGTACCACTATCCGTAAATTGGATATAATTGGTAGACAAAACTTGCTGTTTGGCACTCGGTTTAATTGCCCCAAAACTGGGTGTAACATTTGCCATTTTTTTTAATTTTTAAATTTTTTAGTTTGAATTTTAAGTTTTGAAGAATCAAGGCCACTGATAGCTTTTACTTTTAAACCATTTACAAATACTTCACCTGAAGCAGTTGGTCTAGGAGTGGTAGACAGATTTTTTGTTTTAGCAATTTGATCTTTAATTGCATCTGTTTTACCTTGCTCATAAAAATGATTTGCAATAGTATCCGCATTTCGAGCAGCATAAACAGCTTTGTGATAAGCAGCCGCGTCTGCAATTTCACCGTTTTTATTTAGAAACGTTCCAACAAATTCAGTTAAATCTTTTTGTGCATTCGCTACCGATGCGGGATCTTTAATACCATACCTAAATTTTTTTTCACCAACTTTAAAATCAAAACCTTTGAAATCATCTGCGAAAAGATTATTAGTGCGGTCAATAAAAACATCCCTAACGGCTTGTTTATTTTGTTCTTCTTGTTTATATCGGTTAAAAAAGTCTAATGCTTTTTTTTGCTCACTAGTTTCTGAAGGCCTTAACTTAAGTTCTTCATAATATTTTTCTTTAGTTTGCTCTAAAAAGGTTTTAGCTTTTGCAACTTCTTCTTTATATGCTATCTGCTTTTTTCTTACATCCTTAGGCTCATCTATTTCTTTATCAAAACTAAAATCCTCTAATATAACATCAATGTCTTGGGCATCTAAATGTGGCTTAGTTTGTTTATAAAATTCTTTAATTAAAGAATCATTATCAACATTACTATAGTCAGCATTTAATCTAGCATAATCTTGTATATCTCCACCAGTTTCTTTCATAAACTTTATTAGTTTATCTATATTTTCTGGGAGTTCTTGTGTTTTATTTTCTTGTAATATTTCTTTTTGTTCCGATGCGGTAGAGGCAACTTCAGCGCTTGAATCCACTCGTGCCTCGTCAGCTTTATTGTTTTCATCTTCAATAAGTTCTAAAGGAGAATCGGTTTCTGTAACTTTTTCATTACCGCTATTTTCTTCAGTATTTTCTACTGTTTTGTCGGCGGGCCGTATTTCTTCAACCACTTCTTTGCTGTCTTGACTGTCTTCGGATTTTTTGACAGCAACATCGCTATCATTTGTCGCTTGTGTTGAAATGGCATTTTCTTCTTTTTTTGTTAAATCTACTTTAGTTACTTCTTTTTCCGTAACTAATTTTTTTGGGGTTTTCTTTTTTATTTTAAAAGAACCCTCTTGTTTTACTTCTGTTGACATAATTAAATAATATAAAATAAGTTAGTAATTATCTTGGCTCAAATTGCTCTAAACCAAATCCTTCCAAATTATCAAATCCCGCGGATTCAAAATTTTTGGGTAATAAATCATTTTTACGTTGATCTATTAATTCTGATTGCTGCGTACCTTGTATTCTAATACGCTCATCTTTACGATCTTCTATTTCTTTTTCTTTTTTTGATTCGTTTTCTCCTCTCGCTAAAGCTAATTGAACATTATATTCAAATTCTTGACTCATTAATTGCTTTTTAATTAAAGCTTCTCTTTCCATTCTTTGAATTTCAAAATCTGATTTAGCTTGCTCTAATTGTAATTTTGTATCAGCTAATGCTTGTTGTTTTTGAACTTCAGCTAAAGCAGCTGCTTCAGAAGCCTTAGCATTCGCTTGTGCTTGAGCCTGTATGTTAGCTTGTGATCTTTTTTGATCTGCTTCTATTTTTTCTTTTCGCTTAAGTTTTAATAATTGATTAGCAAGCTTTATATTATTTACTTCTCTTATATCGATTGCATCTTCTAAATCAATACCTCCTGCTTTTAATGATACTTGTATATTTTGTTCTAATTGAGATTGCTCTTCAGCATCTGGTTCTAATTCTAAAAATATACCAAAATCATGCATACATATATTTTCTATTTCTTCAAGAGTATTTACATTAAAAGTGCTAATACTATTAATTAGTGCTTCTTTTGTTAAGGGAAAGTGTAATGCATCATTTATTCTTAAACTAATATTTTCAGCATTCCTAATTGTCAAATACATTAAAGCCTTTAGCACATGCCGTGTGGCTGTATTAGAATTCGCCGCTGCAATTTTTTGCAAGCCAACCAAAGCGTTTTTATCAGGAGTACTTGCGTCTCTAGCTTCATTTAGTCCCGTTGTATCTCTTATCATTTGCAAATAATATTGATACGTTTGAATTAAAGATTGAATTTTTGCAAGCCCGCTGGACGATTGTAATTCTTGAATAGGTACTTTACCCCTATTTAATTCTCCGTCTTGTGTTAAAGATCTTCCTACAATACTTCCCGTTTGGAAATACATGTTTAAAGCTTCCGCTGGATTATAATTAGTTCCATTACCTAAATCTACCTCAGCTAAACCGTCCATATCTAAATAAACTCCATCAGGAACTACCCTAGATAACACTTGTTGTAATTTTAAATGCGTTAATTGGATCATGTCCGCAAAGCTAGTAATACGACTAACTAAAGATTCAACCCTGCCTTTATAAATGCGAGGAGCGCAAATATTATAATTCATATTAACTTTAGTAACATCCCCGTAGGGTCGTGTCATATTTTCAGATAGTTCCCATCGTATTACACGACTCATACCTAAAACCTTAGCACCTGTATATAATACTTCAATACTCCTCGCTACTCTATCAAAGTTATCATTTTCTGGAGGATTAAAAGTATCATCTTTTTCAATAACTTTTTCTAATCCTTGATCAGTTTTTTTAATTTTAAAAACTTGATCTGTATATGTTTTATATTCAAAAAATAAAATAGGGATCAAATTATAATCATCTTGTCCACCATAATTTCTAACATAATTATTATAACCTCCCGGTCCTTTATATTTCTGTATTTCTTTTAATTCAGATTCCGTAAGTTCTGGAAATAATCTTTTAACTTCTGCTATAGTTAAATTTTTAACTTCTCCAACGTAATAAATATCATTAAAGTTTGGATCTTCTGTATAAGAATAAACCATTGATGCAGGGTCTACGTAATCAACTGTAACTCCTTCAGATAAATTAAAATTTGTTTTTGATGCACCAATACCTAAAACTGCTAAATCGTATGCTAATCTTCTTTTAATTTCATCGTATTTATTATATGCAAAAACATTATTTATAGTTTCCTCTTCAGCTATTTCAATAGCTTGCTTATAATTTAATTGTAAATATAAATCTAATTCTTCTCTACTAGCTGGTAATTGATCTGGCTGAGCTGTTGAAAAATAATTGTCACCTGTAGCGGCATTTAATTTTTCTATATATTCTTTATTAATAATATCTCTTAACGCTCTAAATGCAAATTCCGTTCTTTCTTTAGTAGCAAAAGGATCCGTAGCAAAAGATTTTATTTCGTAGCCTTTATCTGTCATACCATTTACTATAATATCAACAAACTTAGGAAGTATTGGCACAATTTTCCAATCTAAATTTAAATAAGACAAATCACCATTTATTGATAACTCATCTTTATATTTTTGTATAGGCTGTTCGCCTCTAGCATATAAACGTAATCTATGAAAATTTTGGAAGTTTTGCAAATATCTATCTCCACTATAGTCTTGATTAAACCATTCGTTTTCAATAGCTTGCGCTACTTGTAGCCCATATTCATAACTGTTCTTTACTGCCTCTGGTACTACCTGATCTGGAAAGGAACTGTTATAATTTGTATAAACCATTTACTTATATTAATTTTGAAGTTACACCTTCGTTATTATATTTTTTTAATCCTATATTCATGGGCTTAAAAACTTTTTTAGCCACAGGGGCATACTTATTTTTGTTACATGCCATAATAGCCAACCCCGAGCTAATTGAAGCATCGTGCTTTGTTCTACTATTTAAATTAAATTTTGACCAATCATTAAGTGTTCTAAGAAAAAGCATATTTCCATATGCATCATTATTAAACCCAATATTTTCATCTATATAAGACTCAATGGCTGCGGCATGAGCTTGTTTCATATCTTCACTTGAATTGGGCACCCCACCTATTTCTTTTTCTGTTATAGATAATTTTGATCTTAATTTATCTGGTCTATTCATTGAATAACCTCTATAACCTCTCCTTTTTAAATAATATAATAATCTAGGTTTGTTATTTTCTGCAAGTATAGGCATTCCATAAAAAACTAAAGCCATTAATACATCTTCAAAAAATATTTCAGTATTATCAGGTCTAGATATATACTCTAAAAAAAACATATTTATAGGAGCATCTTCCATACTAAATTTTGTTAACCCGTGTAACGCCCCTTTTGAACCTCTTCCGTCAACTGTTCCTGATATATCATAACTATCACATCCAAAAGCTCCTATATGTTCATTGCCTGGCCATTTTAATCCATTTTTTAAAATGCATCGGTTCTGCAAATGATTTGCTGGCACCCAAGATACAAAAAATCTTCCATTGTTATTAGGAACAAACATTACAGAAGTATCTTTAACACCATTAAGCCATTGAAAATTTCCTTGTGTAATTAAATTTTCATATTTAGTTTCTTCTAAATAATCAATTTGCTCGTATATTTTTGTTAAATTAAAAAGAGAGTCTTTTGTTTCATCTCTAAATGCGTGTTGTGTAGTTCTGGGAAATTGCCTATAAAATTCATTTAAAGCATCCTGATCTTTTTTAAGACCATCCACTTCATTTACCCAATGATCAATTACACCTATTTCTATTAATGTTTTGTCAATACTTTTAATAGGTTCTTCGGGGGTATCGAAGACAGGTAATCCATAAATATTAATGAATCCTTCGTAATTCCATTCCATAGGAATGAACAAAGAATATAGTCCTGAGCCAGTCTGTCCGTTACGGTTTCGCTGTTTGACATTTGAATTTTCATATATTTTTTTAAAATTATCTCCTCCTTTATCTAAAGAGTTTGAAGTGGATCCCATCATACATTTACCAACAATCCTACTACCTAGTCTTAAGGTAGTTTTAGTTACCCTCCAGTTATTAATAATATTATCTGGTCTTTCCCATTTGCCTGATTCATCATGAGCAAGTAACTTAAGCTTTTCTCCATCATAAGAATTATCTCCTGTATTTTTCCAGTCTATAGTGGTATCAAGCCCGTCAAGATCTTGTAATTGTTCGCCTGTTTCTATCTTGCGTCGAGTCAGTTTGGAGGCTGGGACTCTATAAGCAAGCTCTGTCTTGGGGCGGTCCATTCCGTCTTGCACGGGCTTGAAAAAGAAAGGGTAATTAACACTGATTGGGACAACTTTGTCGGTGAACATTTTTTTAGCGTCACCCCCTGATTTTGATAATATACCGAATCTTGAGTCAGATGAAACGGTTGCTTGGTTAACGAGCTCTGACGAGGCCATAAAGCTAAACCCAGACCGTCTGTTTTTAAGGTAGCAGATTCCATAACATCTTTTGTCGGCACAACATGCTTCCCAAAATAAGAAGAATAAACGGTTGGATTCACGAAACTCAGCAGCGCCAACGTCAATTTTAGTCCACTGTAAGTACATGTAATGAGCACCAGAAATATAAGTAGCTTTTCCATTATTATTAAAAACAAAACCCTCATCTCTTCTTTTAAATTCGTTATCTATATAATCGTACCATTGTTCTTTAAAATTTTCCGGGTATCCATTCCATTCAAATACTGTTTTTATTTTTTCTAATTGTTTTGGATAAGGTAACTTTTCCCAGTATTGTTCAGATTTTTTGTTAGATCTTTTATAAGATGTTTCAATTAAAGGTAAAGCTATTTTTAAATTTTCAATTTCATATATTTCACCTATTTGTCCCGTCTTACTGATAACAATAATATCATGCTCTTTATTATAACCATACTCCCATTTTTTTGTTTTATTATATTTATTAACAATATTAGGTTTAATATGATTATCTAAAATTTTATATAAATCTTGATTATACATTATTTAGCTCTGCTTTCAGCAAATCCTCCAAACTTTGCTTTATTAGAATTTGTATCTTCAATAATATTTTTTTCTTGTTCTATTCTGGACAAAATTTCAAACGCATCAAAAATAGCTAGCTTTTTAGTAGCTGCTGCATTTTTTAATCTATCAGCTGCTAAATCTTCTGAAGCATCATTAACTATAATTTCTTCTTCTGCTACTTTGATTAATTCCTCAACTGCTTTATGCCCAGCTTGGATTATATTCAACTTGGTTTTTGTCAGACTCATATTTAATTACAATATCATTAGATTTCATACAATATAAAAATTCGTTTTCAATTAAAAACTCAAACTCCGAATTGGGAGTAAATCCAATACAGTCTCCAGTTTTAATTTTAAGCTTGTTTAAAGAGCTATTGTCGTATTTTAATATACCAATATGATCTTGTAATTTTTGAAGCTTTAAATCGTTTTTATTTAATAACGGCTTAACAAAACATCTATCACCAAAACTTTTCCATTTACTACCGTTATTATACAAATAAATTTGATCTATTTGACAAAAATAATGGTTGTCTTTAAAAAACTTACTACTATTTTTTTCTTTACCTCGTATATCATAATATCTTCTAAAAACATTATGATGTAACATAACTTTATATCCAGGTTTTAAAATAGTTTTATAAGCTAAAGGTACCGAAATAATCTTAGCTAGCTTATTTATAAATTTAAAAGACTCAATGCTGGTATTTAGTATTAATGTTTTGTCGTTTATTTTTTTTTCGTTGTTATATCTTTCACCTATTGGCTCAACAATAAAATCATAAACACTATTCATATTCTAAATTATATTCGATTGAGATTGCCATGCTACTATTAAATTTTTTCCATGGTAATACTTCTTCTTTTTTCTTTATATATATATTATAAGAATTATCAGATTCGTCAAATATGATGTAAGCTATTTTATGTCCTCCGTAAACTTCTTGTCCTAAAGAGTAATGCATAGCATCATTTTTATAATCAGACCCAATACTGATTTTTCTTATAATACTAGACATCTTTAGTGTCTTCTGCTTTTTTTGGTTGTTCTACAGGCTTATAGTTTCCTGTTTCAAGATCAATAGTAATAGCACCATAAATTTCTTCAAGTTCTTTTTTAAATTCTTCATTTTTAGAAATTAATGTTGCATAGTCATGTAAAAA